TCTAAAATAACAACAGAAAAACTACCATGTCCATATTTCAATATAGAATTAGAAATATATCGCCCATCACACAAACGAGAAGGGAAATAATAGGTAGCAAGTCTTTTACTTAAATCCATACCGCTACCGATATATCTTTTACCATTTATATTATTATGTATAAGGTAAATACCACTTTTATTTCTATATTCATTTAAAAGAGTATTTTTATCTTTTGAAAAATTATATATAGGGGAGGCAGTAGAATAATTTAAATTAGACAAATTTAACAGATATTTTTCACTAAGTTTATGTTTATGCTCAATAGTTATTAAATTATTATTGTTTATTGATTTCTGAATAAAATCGTCTTGATCAGGATCTTGTTCAGGTCCAGAGTTAGGATCTTGTTCAGGTCCAGAGTTAGGATCTTGTTCAGGTCCAGAGTTAGGATCTTGTTCAGGTCCAGAGTTAGGATCTTGTTCAGGTCCAGAGTTAGGATCTTGTTCAGGTTCAGGATAACTGTTTACTTCTGAACTATCAAGTTGTTTAGAATTTCTTTTAGAATCTTCTTTACCATTTATTAATAAATTATAATAAAGTAAATAGCTAAATATATATACAAGTAGCAAGATATAATTAAGCATATTACTATGCTTATCGGACTATTTCTTCAACTTTTAAGTTGCAACACGTATAGTCTCTGAAGATCCCTACATCTCATCTTATCAATATCTGAAAAAGACGTATCTTAAAGCAAATATATAATAAGAATCACTAATTGGTTTCCTGCTAATTGTCTATTTATAGTGCCAACTACCTAATAGATTTTCTAGCATACAGTGTTGTGCAAATTGTTATATTTCTATAATAAAGGGCCTACTTGACCTAAGAAATGTTGAGGAAAAAAAGTTAAATTAACCCCTGCGAATAACACTCAGAAATGAGCTTTAGAATATAATAAATTATAATCTAATCCAAGAATTTTAGGAATTCAGAAATATCATCCACTAAATAAGGCAAAAACAGCTCCCATACTTAATACGTAGTGAAAATGAGCAACTACGTAATAGGTATCGTGGAATGCGATATCAAGTGAGGCATTAGCTAAAACAACTCCTGATACGAGAAAAAAAAAATTCATTAATCCATTAATCTTTCATAACTAAAGATATACCCGTTATAGACACCACCTATCTTAGCATAATTTTTTTATGCGGGGCTTCGAGGGGAAGGTAGTGATTTAAAAACATATTTATTTTTATAAGGCTTTTCTGAATTAAGCTTAATTTTTCTAGCTATAGTACTCTTGGGTATATCAAGAGCCGAGGCCGCCTTACTTATAGAGTCATACTCAGTTACTAGATTACAAGTTAGGTCTGTAACCTCAACTTTAAAACCAGCTCTGGGTACTCAATCTCTATTCTCCTGAGCGGATTTCATTTTGGCAAGAGTTTCCTCTGAGACTTTCACACCCTTACGCTTTAAGAAGGCATTAACCATCTTCTCCCTAACTTCTTCGGAGGCTAAAACATTCTTAATCTTATTTTTAGTTGCTTCTGAGTGTGTTCGACCCATCATTTTAGCAATGGTTTCAATAGTATGTTTACGGCCTATCTTTTTCATACGTATCTTTTCGATCGCCTCAGAAGAATGCACAAAACCTATAGCTGAACCCGCAAACTTTAAAATGTTATACTCCGGTTTAAAGGTATCCATGTAATATTGTTCTCTCATGATTACATCTTTTCTATCACAATATTCCAAGATATCTAATTTAAATCTTGAATAACCATACTTTAAAATGGCTTTATGAATAAGACTATTTTGTCTAAACTTGGTTAATAAATTTAAATTGTAATATAGTGCAAGTCTTCTAGATAAACTTACAGAACTTCCGATATAAGACTTACCATTTGTTAAATTAGTTCAACGATACACACCTGATTTACCTTTATTATCTTTGATTATAGACAATTTATCCGTGTCAGCATTTAGATAAGTAAGTACAGGAGAAGCTGCGAATAAATTTAGATCATCCAAATTAAACCCATATAAATATGATAAATTTACACTCATTAGTGTGTGTTGAACTTCTACCAATGTTCATGTACCTGATACAATAAGAAAAAATTCAAAAAAGATATTTAAAGGAGCTTTTTTATTTTTCTCGTTAACCCTGGGCAGCCAAGCGGTTAAATAAGAGGTGTTAATAAGTAATACCCTATTAATTCAGGTCTTATTAAAAGTTAATTGATTAATGAATATATTTTTTTTGGACTATATCTTCTCGAGGTAAATACCCCGAGGACTACGTATAGTCTCTGAGGATCCCCACTAAATTATTTGGTAATATTGTGGGTTTCCTGCTGATGGTTAAAAATCAGACTTTATCACTGAGATTTAGCCTGCGCCAATCTCGAGTAGAATAATTGTAATAACTTCCCAGCATATAGTAGTCTTTTTATTTCTCTACTTCCAGATTATTAAGATACGAGATAAAAAATATATCTACTGCACGCTTCGTAGCACAGAGTTAAAAATAATTACCATCCACCCAACCCATCATAATTAGATTTTTGGTTATTATTTCTCATTAACGACAGAAAGGGTCGTCGGCTTATATAAAAAGTTTCTCTACCAGTTAAAAGCATAGGTTCAACATATTCTAAAATTAAAAGAGAGAAGTTTGAATGATCGTATTTAAGTAAGGCTCTGGTAATAGGCATATTAAAATTTTGTTTGCTTTTTAAAAAAGCCTTATTAAGATAATTTCTCATTCTAGAAGCTAAATTAATATAACTTACTACGTAAACATGTCCATTTACCTTGTTTATTAAACAGTAAACACCTGATTTATCTCTTTGTTCTTTTAGTATATTAACTCTATCTTCCTTAAAACTATCATAAACTTTTACAACCTTTAAATCTTGGATATTATCTTGGTTATAAGACTGCTTATCACCAAAATTAGAATAAGATCGAGTTATGATAGCGTTTCCTAGCGGCACTCTAGTAAATTGGCTATACCGAGAATTCAGAATTAATTAATTTTTTCTTACTTGGACTATCTCTTCCCGGAGTAAAAATCGGGGACTGCGTATAGTCTCTGAGGATCCCGCTATATTTTTATTAAATATAATTAGGTTTCCTGCTGATGGTTCAAAATTAGGCTTTATAACTGAGATTAAATAAAACTCTAGTAGCATAATTGTCAGAAGTTCTCAGCATATAGTAGTCAAATCTAAGAATCCATCTTCCACCCTTTTTATAAGGGTGGAAGATGGACGTAAATAGAGGGAGAGCTATCAGGTTGTTATTTAACCCTCCTATAGTAAACATAAATACAAAACCTAATGCAAATAATAAGGATGGTATTAAGTTTAAAGAACCTCCGTAACAGGTTGCTAACCAAGAAAATATCTTAATACCAGTGGGTACAGCAATAATTAAAGTTGCGGCCGTGAAATAGGCTCGTGTGTCTACATCAAGCCCTACAGTGTACATGTGCAAACTTAGATAGATATAATTTTTATATCTAGATGTTTTTTGAATGTTCTGACCATTTAGATATAATTTTCGATTAATCTATTTAATTATATCAATCCCTTTACATCAATCCATTATAACTAGAAGATTACTAAGTTCCGACTGTACATTCGCGAGCGTTTCAGCTCTACGTAGGTGAACCAGTCTGTAGCGGTGCTCCAAGTCACCGTCGGTCTTCAACTAAGGGCATTGTTAACCGTTTTCACCATGTCCAGTTATTATTTAAAACATACTTATTAATATGAAATGTATCATGTTTCTCTGGAAAGTTGCCATGAAAAATAATAACTAAGTGGGATTTTAAACCCACTGCACCAAATCAGAAGATTAATGCAAATTTTTGATATATCTAATCATTATCTTTATTAATTAATATACTTAATCCTCTTAAATTTTCCATGTTTGAAGGTATTTTGTGTTCTTTGTTTAAAACACAATTATAGATTACTTTTCATTTTGTAAATGCAAATTGTTTTTTTGTTCTTAACGTATAAAGATTGAAATATTCAATAATTAAAGCTAATTTACTGATATTAGTTATAGCAAACCTACAATTATTGTTTTTACGTGTATAAATTGAACCTGAACCTAATATAATTTTTAATTGATTAAATAAAGGTAATCCGTCTTTTTGATCTACAATAAATCTTAAACTAATACCTTTATTATTTTTAGGTATATAAACATTAAAACAACCCTCAGCATCTGTAAAACCTGAAAATCAACTATTTTTAAGCGATAATTTAACAAGTTTAGTAACTACTAGTAATTTCTCTTTATTGTTATTTTTACTATTTCATAGCACAGATCATTCTACTAATTGCTCGTTTTTATTTTTAAGATGAATATTACCATTGAATAAATGGAATAATAAAAGAATACTTGATTGATCTCTAACTATAAATCTAGAAAAATCCTCAAATTCTTTTACATAACCAAACTTTAATATATCTTTTATTTCATATAATATTTTCGATTCTTTTTGCGTTAATACAAACACAGGTATATTTTCATTAATACCTAAATACCCATCTCCTTCGGCGAAACCTATAAATCATCCTAATCAATTAGGATCAAGTGTAGTATTATATTTTTCATAATAAAGTTTATTAAATTTAACAAAAGATAAATCAGAGATATTATTTCCATCGAATGCTTTTTTAGCGGCGATACCCATCATTGTTTGCATTGATAGATAATAGGGTTTCCCACTGTAAAAGAAAACCCATCAGGGTGTTAGCAGATATTCCTCATATCTACCCGCTTAGCTATATAACTATGCGCTCCTTTCACAAGGAGAATCGGACTATATCTTCATCTTTTAATTAATAACACTAAGGATGCGCAGATCCTGTTTTTTTTGTCATACCATTATCAATATTAATCTGTTTCTGTCATGCTCTTACTTGGGCTAATCCTTCTTCAGTGAGATGTAATTTATTAGAAACGAGATTATGAATAGTTAATCACTTCTCAAAAGATTGAGCCTTCTTAGTAAGTAATGGAAATACTTTAAAGTAAGATATTATATCATTCATTGTTTTAAAGCCTGTAGCTGTGTAACGATAAACACCGTCCGTTTTGGATCTAAGAGTTACTTTACCAAATCCAAAAAGGTTTCGTATGATCAGAAGGATAGTACTATCCTTCTGATCAAGTATATAACGCATTTTTATAACATGACCTATTGCATATCTTGCATTGGATGTTATGGATACATTAAAACATCCTTCAGCGTCGGTGAAACCAGATAATCAAGCATCTTGTAATGTAACTGAAACAGCAGTATTAATCAATATAATTGTATTTGACCCAAAACGATTGTTTAAAGCTTGAACTCAAAAAGATAATTGTTGTATTCTGTGTGTAAGTGCCAAATTACCGTTAAATAAAAAGGCTAGAAGAAGAATATGTGAGGGATTATCTACAATTAATCTGTAGAAGTCATTTTTGTTCCCACTTTTCCCTTGTGGAAAATGCTTAACAGCACCTATTCCTAACTTTTTCTGAATGTAGAAAAGGATAGCACTTTCCTTTTGAGTAAGAACAAAACGTACTCTTGTACCATTCGCATAAGTTTGAATGGCACCATCCCCTTCTATAAACCCAATAAATCAAGTTAATCAGTTATTGGATAGATGTTGCGTGTCATTTACAAATAGTGTATTATAATACTGACGAAATGCTGAAAAATTAAAAGATGTTTCGCGTATAGCCTCTGAAGCACTCTGTGTTTTACTCTCTGATGAGCACAGGGACAGATTGCCGGCTGATTGGGCATAGCTAATCGAATTTTCACCATTCAAGGTACCAATTAGCACTAAGCAGTTCCAGCTTACAGCGAAATAAAAAATATAAGTCCTCATATCACTAAGAGGCGAAGCCAAAACTCAACTTCAAACTACAAATCCTAAAATTCCAATAGAACACATGGCATAGACCATACCAAGATACTTTTCAAATAAACGAAAATGGACCATCTCTTTATCAACTAAATAATATAAAAACACTCTATTGCTAATAAATTTATACATTAAACTTTGCCAGATACTATCTTATCTCACTTAATCATAAAATTTTTTCAACTTTTACCTAATACTGAATTAGGTGTTGCATTATGAGCATGAAGTACTCTAAGTTCATAAAATTTATTAACCATGTGTAATCTTACTCGTTTTTCAGATCTAGAAGGATTAACTTTAAAATAATCATTAACTAGTTTTAACACTTCATCTTTTCTATAACAAGTTCATTTAAATGCTCCTACTTTAGCCTGAGTATAAATTTTTCCACCATACAGTTCAACTAAAGCATCTAACAAAAATTTGTTTTTTTGAGATGCAGTAATAAATAATTGACCAGATTTATCATTCATATAAACGCTACCATCACTATCGAAAAATCCTGAAAACCAACCATTATAGTAAGTTAATGGTTGTGGGTGAATTAAGTCTATGTTATATTTTTCGCATATTTTACCTAATTGAAGCATTCTTACAGGATTTCGAATAAGACCATTAACAGCTTTTATTATATTTAATAAGCCTGTTTTATGATGCAATCTATATCTTAAATGATTATCACCAGCCTTTAATTTTACTGAACCTCCAAAATTCTGTTTAATTATATATAGACAATGTTTATCCCTAAGTTCCATAACTATTTCTAGACTAGCATATCCTTTTTTTGATAATTGAAAACAACCATCACCATCAATTAATCCTGCTAATCATTCATTAAAAACCTTATTTTTATCTGAATCTTTAAGATTCTCATTTTTAATATTAGTATCTTCGATAATTTCTGAAGAAATAGAATTATCAACTAAATCTAAATTATCGAATTTTTGTGTCGATAACAAACGTATGGCCTCTGAAATTCCTACTCACATGCTTAATCTTATAGACTTCTTAATCTTAGATTTCAAATTTATAAAATTTGGTGCTTTGGTTATCGGCGGGTTCCCAGTAGGAAATAAAATTTCTTGTACAAACATTTTTACATTTTTAAGCTTTATTTTTATATTGTTTAAAATAAATAAAAAAGTAGTTTGTAGTATATGATCTACTGAATTCCTGCAAATAGTTTGTTGCGTTAAAAATTTTTTTAAAGGGCCATCTTGACCGAATACGCTCTTATTAGAATTGGCTGAAATTGTAGTACTTATTATACCAAACCCTGGGATTATTAATATGTAACAAATATTTTGATTAACAGAACAGCATCGACTTTAAATCAAAGTCTGTTCTAATTAATTCTCAAAAACTTTTATATTCTTGTTAGGACTTTATCTTGAATTGTAGTATTTTCTTCGTGATGGTTAATTAAGGACTTTATTCTTATAATTTTTAGTAACCCTTTATCTGTTAAATGTTCTCTGTCTTGTATTAATATATAGACTTTTCTTCATCTTAAATAACTTACATGTTTTCTAGACTGTAAGTTAAATTGATTAAAATATTCTATAACATTTTTAGCAGAACCAAAACTAGTAGAACCATAATAGTAGGTATCTTGGGATTTTCTATATCCAATGTTACCACCTAGATAATTTTTTATTTTCGTTAATAATATATTATTCTTTTGATCGATTTGATAATTTAATCTTATTTCTGGCTTGTTTCTCGTATTACGGTTAATAATCTTTACTTGAAAACTAGCGTCCGCATCAGAAAAACCTGCTAACCAATGATTATTAAAATCATCTGTTAAGTTCATAGTAAAATTCATATTTATACCTTTATATCTATCATGATTTAATATATTATTAATTACTTGGTTAAATCTATTTTCTGACCTTAATTTACCATTTATTAAGTTAAGCACATTTAGTATTCCTTCCTTTTTAGACACTATTAAAAGATATGCGTTTTTATCTTTCACTTTTTTAACATTACAATTACCTAATTTTTCTTTTAGATAATAAGCAAGAAATGCATCTGGAGAACTAAATACTATAACTAATTGTTGAGCTTTACTGAAATGACCATCACCATCTATTAAACCTGCTAAATAATGACCTAATTGTTCGTTATTAAGAGGCTTCAAATGTTTAGGAACATGTTTTGATATATGTTTTACATGTTCTGAATTTACTACAATCCCGCCGCGTAAAGTCTCTGAGGTTTCATTCGTTAAAATATTACCGGCTGATTTACTTCTTTGTTCTAACTTTTTTACTGTGTCATTTAAGATGGAGTATTTAGAACTATATAGTGAAGCAGTCCCAGCATATGGCAACGTTAAGAGGCCTACATACGTAACCTCTGGATGCTACATTGTTTATTACAACAATGTTTGGACCATCTCTTTAAATATATTATTCTACTCATAATTTAATCACTTATTAAAAAAAATACTTCAGCTTTTGGCTAAATAAGTTTCTGCTTCAGCTTTATGTGCTTTCATACCCTTTAATTCATAAAATTGAGGAACTAAATGTAATCTACTATTTTTAGCAGATCTTGAAGGATATTCTTTAAAATATTCGATTAATTTAAGTACATCCTCTTTTTTAGTGATATATCATTTATAAGACTGAGAACTACCCCTATCGATATAAACATATCCACCATATAGATCTACTAAAGGTGTTAGTAACTCAGATGTTTTTTGAGTAGCTGTTAAAGATAATTGTCAATGAGATTGAGTTATAGTAACTGAACCATCAGCGTCAAAAAATCCAGAGAATCAACCATTTTCATATGTTAATTTCTGAGGGTATATAAGAGTTATCCCATATTTAAAACAAATATTATTTAATTGAACTAATCTATAAGAATTACGAATTTCCCCATTAACATCATTTATAAGATTTATTAAACCATCTTTATGGTGTAATCTATATCTCAATGCCTTAGCATTAGATCTTAATTTTATCGATCCACCATAAACATTTTTAATAGTCTGCAATGCTCGTTCATCTCTTATATCCATGGTAATCTCTAAGCTTGCATACCCCTTTTTTGATAATGAAAAACAACCATCACCATCTATTAATCCAGCTAATCATTGTTTAAATTTTAAATCTCTACCTGAGTTACTCAATTTATGAATTGATCTTATATTTAACAAACGTATGGCCTCTGAAGTTCCTACTCACGAGCTTAGCGCTTTGGTTACTTGCGGATTATTCTTATTTAAAAGGCTTTTTACTTTAGCGGTATATTGTAAAATATATCTTACGCCTAAAGTACCTCCGAAAATTACAAAGAACTCCCCGCTTATAGTTTGTTGCGATAAATTTAATTTAAAGGGCCACATTTGACCGAAGAATCCATTTCTTCAAATTTAACTTTTCTATATTCTCTGGTTAAATTTAGGCACCGGTAGTTTAAACTCCGGGCTTGTATATCATTCATAAATGATAGAAGAAACCGACTGTATATTAAGCATCATTTCAGACATCTACCAGTGAACCAGTCTGTAGCGGTCGCTTAAATAACCGACGGTCTTTAAATGATAAACTTATTGACCGTTAAAACTAATATCGCTAATATTTATATTACTTTTCCTTAAATTTATATTACTTTTCCTTATATTTATATTACTTTCCTTATATTTATAAAGATATATAAAATTTGAACAATCTTAATAGAGACCTATAAACCTTGAACTTAAGAGTTGCAAGTAATAATAACTAAGTATTAACTAAGTCTAAGGTATGTTCAAAAAACATTCACTATTGGAGATCTTATCTATTTTTACATCTGTCCCTATAGTGTCATAACTTATACGTAAAACCCTAACTTTTTTTCCGTCTTTAGTCTTTTAAGATTTACTGATTTATTAATAATTTTTACTTTCCCAGTTATTTCACGTCTTTTTAGTACATCTAAATTATTTTTATTAATAAGATTCTTATGAATATCTTTTCATAGTTTGTATGATAAAGATTTTTTAGTATATAATGCATAATTTTCAAAATAAGGAAAAACGGTTTTACAATTGTTAACTCCTCCCAGTCTAAATTCATAAGTATTATCTTCTGAATGTAGAGAAACAATTCCTCCTTTGAATAATACACAAAAGTGTTCTAATATTTTTAGATTTATTTCTCACTTTTAGGATATATTAAAGTTGAAACTAAATCCTTTTTTTTCACTTATGGAACAAGTAAAACAACCTTCTCCATCCGTAAACCCTGCAAACCATGCATCATCAAAAAAAATAAATTTATTACTAACTATTACAGGTTCTAATCTTATTCTACCTTTAGTAACTCATTCATTAAACCCTTTAACGAAAATATCAAATTTTTCTTGTCTTTTAGGTAAAACAAGATTACCGTTAAATATACTAATAATAATGTCTATTTCTCTCTTATTTTGTGTTACATATCTACTAGTAATAGCTGATTGGCGTATAACTTTACCAAATCCAAGAATTTCTTGTATAAATTCTAAAACTTGTTTATCAACTGTAGCTTGTGTAATAACAAATACTAAATCTCCTCTATTATTTACTATAAAAGAACCCTCTCCTTCAGTAAAACCTACTAATCAAGTTAAAAAGTTTTCTGATGGAGTTTTATTGTTTTGAAAATAGGCACTGTATTTCTCCTAAAATGCAATAAAACAAAAACCACTATTAAATGATACAGTACTATTAGAAGATATACTATCAAATATATATGGAATAACAAAGTAACACCCAATGTTATCATGTAGTTTAACAAAAGCTTCCATTTATGGACTAGCACTATATTGAAAATATAATTCTCAAGCTCTAGGTGCATCACAACTAATAGTACAACCACAAACACAATTGCAACCACAAACACTATTGCAATCACAAACACAATTGCAACCACAAAAACAGTAGACTAATCCTACACTTAGTAACAAAATAAAAAAGTATAGTATTCAAGATGAATAATGATTAGCTGCAAAATTAAAGAATCTATCATATAGAACAGCAGAGTTTTTAGCTCTACGTATCATAAGTAATAGCTTAATTAAAAAGAGTATAATTAAAAATAATATATTCACAGCTAACCCGATGTAATCTATACTAAATAACTCAATACAAAATTTTTTTATAAAAGGTATGCTAATAATAGCTAAAGCAGATAACAGTAAAGACATTGTTACTAAGAACAATGGTGTTAAATAAATAAGCATAGTTTTAATAGATGAAAATGCAGTTAAACGAATACAAGGCAGTAAAAATGATCCATCAATATTTCATCAAGAATCATTAATAGCTGTTCAACCTGAACGATTAGGTCTTGGCCTTTTCACTCGTGATTCTTGTTCTAATTGTGGTTGTTGTTCTACTTGTGGCTCTTGTTGCATTTTTCGTTTTCGTCTTATCGCTCGTGGTTTTGGTTCCGGTTGTGGTTGTTGTTCTACTTGTGGTTGTTGTTCTACTTGTGGTTGTTGTTCTACTTGTGGCTCTTGTTCTATATTCAATTTCATTTGACGTATTTCTTTTTTAAGCTCCGTAGTTTTTCATGGATTGCATTTCTCTGGGTCTGTTATTCTCAAGTCTAACTCACGATCCAAATCAGCTTGTAAATGATGTAATTGTTCACGATTACACATTCCACCTCTATATTTTCGTCATTGACTATATACACCAGTCCTATGTTCAGAGCTATTTAAAGATGTAGGACATGAACGTAGGGGTATATTAGCAAATGCGTGAGGTTTAGGAGTATTATGTAGTTCAAATTTTGGAACAATAAAAATAAAAAATGTTGTGTAAGTTAAATAATCTAGATATACTCATTTTGAGAAAAGATGTTGGTATAATATAGGGTCACCTCCTCCTGCTACCTCAAAGAATGATGTATTAAAGTTACGGTCTGTTAATACCATTGTAATTCCCATTAAAATTGTTGATCTACTGGATGAAATCCCATAGCTTAAATTATTATTCTTTAAGCTTAAAAAGTTATTAAAACTTAGTGTAGATACGCAAACACTTACGCGCTTGATCGGACCATATCTTATATCTTTAAGTTGTAGAAGTTTTGTAAATGATCTCAAGTAAAATTTGTTCTGAAATTGTTCATACCTGATTTGATCTTTACTATTTTTACCTTCCCTTCATCTGTATTATGCTCCTTTCTACCAAACATGTCTACTACTTCCATTCAATCTAAGGAATCCAAATGTTTAGTTCCAAATAGAGGGAATTGTAAAAGATAATCTTTAGCACGAATATTACCTTTAAGGTTAGTAGTTCTAACTCTATACTCAGGTTTAGGCTTATCCGACCTGATTTTTTTTACTTCCGTTTCTAAAAACTCAGCAATATAACGTAAAAAATGTATATTATCATATCCTTTGTGATCCTCCCGTCTCTGGGATATTTCTAATTTACATTCAAGTTTAGGATATTTACCTGAAAGAGTAGTTCTTACTTGAAAAGATGCGTCTGCTTCTATAAACCCTGACAGCCATGGGTTGGAATCTAAAGACTCTATAGATACAGGATGTTTTTCAATAGTGGTTCCTTTAGTTTTATTTAAAAAATCGATTAATGCATTAAGACTATGTATTTTAGGTGTTCTCATGTTACCATTTATTAATAAAATAACTAACAATATACCTTCATAGCTATTTATAGTTAATATATAAGCATCTACCCCTTTTTTTCTAGATAATGAACCTACACCTAATTCTTTTTGAACAAGTAAAGCTAAAGGTAAGTCTTTTAAATGAAAAACTATTTGTATAGCGGGGTAATTTAACTTACCCTTAGGGCTTCTTAAAGTTTTTGGTGTTATTATTGTACCATCACCTTCAATAAGTCCGGTGAAATAAGAACTAAAGAGAGATTTATTTAAATTTTTACTATTGTTATCAGTATGAATGGATCTAAAAGTTGTGCATAAAGGAAAGGTAAAAAATTCTAAACTACAACAAAGATACTTTGGCGTATAGCCTCTGAGGTACTCTAAAAAGTTCAAACTTAATAGATTACCTGCTGATTGGGATATACTTTCATATAACGGTTCCCAGAAAATGGCCAAATTTAAAGCCGGCAGAATAAGTTTACCGGCTAAAACAGGTAGTGATAATAATAATAAAACAGCTGTAATAAATTTAGCTATCTATTTTGTGAAAATTTAATAAATGATCTCAATTAAACTCCGTACGCTTATTATTCATTCCCTCCTTTATTAAGTCTATTTTTTTTTTACCTTTTTTAGTAAGGTGTTCCTTTTTAATAATCATATCAAAAACCTCTTTATAGGCTTTGTAGTTTAGATATTTACTTGAAAACAAACTGTAACGTTCAAGGTAAAAAACTAATATTTCATTACTTTTTTTACTACCTGTTCTTACAGCATACTCTAAATATCCTGGTCATTCCTTTCTAGTGTTTTCTGAAAGTTTAACGTTTAGAAATTTAGATAAAGAATACATAAGATCTCTTTGACTTAAATTTAAGTGGTTAACAGAACTTTGAACTAAACGAAATTCACAGCAAGCGATACTAACACTGTTGAAATTAACCGAAAAATTTCCGTCCGCGTCTATAAATCCCGCTAATCAAGCGTTGGAATCTAATGCACTTTTATCAACTTCTTTTTTCTCAGATAAGTGTAAAGTAGGGTATTTTTGATTTAAAAAACCTATTAAACGGTTGAACATAATTATTTTGGGTGTTCTCAGATAACCGTTCATAAGTTCAACCATCGTTGCCAGGCCGGCTGCGTTTTTAATAGTAAGCCGACAAGAATTTACCTTATTGGATTGGGATATACTTCCAAATCCTAGTTCTCTTTGAATAACAATGGCTAATGGTAGATCTCTTACATCAAATACTATTTCAATAGATGCATAATTAGCTTGACCACTAGGTGAACGTAGAGTTTTGGGTACAATAATAGTACCATCACCTTCTATTAAACCTGTAATATAAGAACAAAATAAAGAATTAAACTTTCTTTGGTGACTATCTTCTCTATATTTATCTACAGAAAAACGTCCAAACATTAAAGGTTTTGTAGGTAAAAAAGTCGATAAACAAAAGGAACTATAAAAATATTCAGACGTATGGTCTCTGAAAGTACCTGAATTATAAAAATAAAATAGGCACTCTGCTGATTGTTTTAAACATAAATAGCCAGATTTAGCTATATTAATTAAAAGTTCCCAGCATATAGTCTGATTTAAAGCCGGCAGAATTACTTTACCGGCTAGCACTGGAAGGGATAATAATAATAACACAGCTGTTATAACAACTGCTCATGCAAATAATATTAATTTCGCTCCACAAAACAATAAACATTTATCAAATTAGACCTAACATTATTAAGATAATTCTAAGTCTATAATGACAACCTACTTATCTAAATTTTTGTGGTAACTTTAATCTGGAAGTATGTTAATCTCCATGAATACAAGTAAAGGCTAGTCTATCTTTTTACTCTTTTAAAGAGTTTAGATATAATCCTTTATATATAAAAATTCTATACTACTTAATGCAATTCTCTTTTGAAATTCATTCTTGATTTTATTAAGAGAATTTTATCTAAACCCTCTTTATTTAGATGAGCTTTAGATTTAATCAGGGTAGATGCTTCTTTAAAGTCCTCAAAATCTTTAGCTTTTGCACCATAAATGGGGTATTTCTCAAAAAAAGGTATAATATTATCTACTATATCTGAAATTTTTGACACAGTAAATCTAGCTATACCAGATTTTTCTGCAATAGAGAAAGAACCACCACCAAAAAATTGTACAAAGCTTTCAATTAAATAGGCATCACGTATATTTTGAACTACAATCAATTGTAAACCAACGCTTATACCTGCTTTATGTGTTTTAGACTTGCTTGTTTGAACATAAAAACATCCTTCACCTGAGATAAATCCAGCCATCCAGTATTTAAATTCTGATTTGTTTGACTCCAAAGTAATTTTGGGCGTGGTTGGTCTGAGCACAGGAGCAATATTAGGGAAAGCAACCTTTAATCTTTCAGGTAAACCTTTATTAAGGGAAGCTCTAAAACTAATAAGTCTTCTGAGACCAGCCTCAGTAAGATGCTCTTTACTCTTTACAACCTCAAATGCTTTCTTAAATAATAAAAAATCAGCATACTTTTGAGTCTTTAGTGGATAGTTGTTAAAATGTTCCATTACACAAGCTAAGTCACTTAGTTTTATAACTTGGTAAGTAGCTGAATTTGCATTAAGCGTTACATTACCTACACCAAAGAAACGTTGAATTAAGTATAAAATCTCTAATTCCTTAGAATGTAAATGAATAGAAAAAACTAATTTAACACTTCAACCTAAAGTATGCTTAGGATTTTTACTAATCGTCAGAGAAAAGCAAGACTCTCCGTCACAGAACCCAGTAATAAAATTAGGGTTTAAATCATTAGTGCTAGTAGTATATTTCGTTATTCATTTATATAACTTTAATAATCTTTTTAAGTGACTTAAATAAAATCTATTCTTACAAAATTAATGAAAGTGTATATAAACCCGGAAATTATTATATCTACACAAATTAAATCTCAAGAGTTATTACTTAATAGTAAGTATATCTATTAAGACCTAAAAAATTTATGTAGATAATTTCACCCGGAACCGGTTTCCCGGCGACTAGAGTACACCTTACAGTATTAGAAATACTGAAGAACCATCTACTCGTTGCTCTTTTACAAATACTCTCAAAAATATTTGACTTAGATCCGCGATTACCCATTTCAATTTCTATCATCTCTAGTGCTGTTACCATACCCTGGTGATTAGTCAGGCCATATTAAAAGTTTCCCTTAAATCTTTGGTTACTAGAGCTTTAGGGCTTCCCCGGAGTTTGGCTCTTTTTTACACAAAATAGCGTTAAACCAACGCTCTTATGTAATCTTATACCAGGGCTTCTCATATTAAATGTTGTTGTCATGAAATTCATAGCTCCTAGTAAACTAGATATACCAGACAGATGTAATCCAAATATAGCTAAATCTACACTTGGACCACTATGACTTTGTATACCTGATAGGGGTGGGTATCAATAATGTTGGTAATCTCATTGTAGTATGTACAATTATCATTACGCGCAATACTTTTAAGTATTGTTCGGACTATACCTTTATCTTGTAGTGATATAGAATTTAAGTTAGTAGGTATTAGATTTTAGAGGGTTTCATAGTATAGCTTTTTAATTATGAACTATTCTATTTTTAGATAAATAATTTTTACATAAATAATTTTGTTATTACTGAAGTTAATCTGTAAAATGATATAAAAAATTTAAATTATATTCATAAATATCATTTTAAGATTTTTTGTTTGATAATACCAAATGATAAAACAAACCGTGATGATAGAAATAAAAAAAGATAACACTATTAAAACAAGTTGTAAATATCATTTTATTCTTCAGTATATAAAGTTGATAAATATCTACCTTTTTTATAGTTATCAGATTTGTAAATACGTTTTCCTAATTGACCATTTACGTTTTCATACCTGTAATATACTTTTGCTGATATTCTCCCTTTTGAATCATAAATTGTTTCTACTTCAGAGTTTGCTTCTACTTGATAGTTTACAGGAGTTCAGCCACTTATTCTTTTAGAAGTCTCGCGATACCCATTTTCAAGGTCCTCTTCACTACTATCACCATCATCCTTAACAAAAATTTTATGTTTATTAGGATTATTACCATTAGGATTATTATGATTATTTCCACCCTGGCTTTTAGTATTATTATTTCCTTGACCAAACATTTTAAGTATATAACCAAACACTCTATTTAAATAAGATACCAGCGTAGAACTTATAATGTTTAATATCATTATTAATAGTAATCCTTGTACAAAATCCAGAAGAGCTATTAAAAATATTCTAATATTAGGGTAATTATATAATATTTCTTCATTAGATTTTAGATAATTTTTAATTAAAGTTATAATATATAATGAAAAAAAATATTGGTAATATCCCAAAATATCTTCTGTTAATAAACCAAAAACTAATAATAAAAATAAACCTTGGCGGGTTAACAACATTTTATCTATATTTCTATAGATAGAATAAACCAAAACAACAATATAGTAAATTACTTTATATTTTTTTAGTTTATTCAAGAGATAGTTAAAGTAATAAAATAAAAAGTAATTAAATAAATAGTTATTTAATTTTTTGTTAAATATATTTATATTAGTATGATAACAGTTTTTTTTTACAGAACAATCCGATCATTCTAGTTTATTAAATGCGCTATTATTAATTAAAGGGTTATTACTAGCCAAGCCGTTACGTGGCTTGGCATTTCCAACTCCTTTACAATCCAACAATTCAAAGTTATTAGTTTGCTCCATACCATTATCAGATACTAATTTTTTATTGGTTTTTCTCATTATTTCTCTTATTGAATTTAATTTATCCAAGTTTCATTTATTTTTAACATAAGATCTAGCTCAGATTTTGTATTCAACACTTTTCATACCTATTAAATTATCTTTGAAATATTTAATTATATTTTTTACTGCCCTAGAATTTGTAGTATCCAAAATATAATTATGTTTCTCTTTATATCTAATAAGGGTTTTAATATGTAATAGTTTTGCTATACTTTCTAGAATTATTTTATCTAACTTCTGACTTATACCAAAACCATGAACTATTCTATTAGTATATTTACTGATTAAATAAAAACTACCTTCTCCTTCTACAAATCCACTTAATCAAGGTTTAGATATCACATTTAATATGTAATCATAATTTAATGGATGTCTTATGTCTTTTCAAGCTGGAGATTTATAGTTTTCAGGGATAGTTTTTAGTTTCAATCCAAATAAAAGTTCATTTTTTTGTGATTTATCCAAATTAGAGTTATTGACTACACTAAATGTCTTTTTTAGTTTCATGTAATTAAAATATTTACTAGTTAAAATAAAATACTTATCAAAAATAGGAAATATTACATTTTCTAAAAATTTCCTATCTCTTATAGCTATTTGTGCTTTAGTACCATCTTTAGTAATGTTTCCTATACCCAAGTTAGTTTTGATATAGTATAGCGCTCTTAAATTATATAAAGAAAGAGCTATTTTAAACCCTAAAGTTCATTTATTGTTTTGTATATAAAAACCAAAAGTACCTTCTCCATCTGTTATTCCTACTAATCATTGTTCAAATCACTCTTTTTCATTTTTTACAAGATACTCCTTGTTAAGTCTCTGATGGGTAACAAAGTTTTTCTTTGCTACCCAGGCATATTGTCCCCGTGTCATAAGCATTCTAACATACGATTTATTTGGCAATCGTAAGTATCCTATTTCATTGTTTTGGAGATATTCACGCATCGAAAAGAGTTTATAACCTTCTAATTTACAAAATAAAAAAAAGTACTCCATATTAAGAGTTCACCCTGTCCCTACACCATTTTCTATTCCACCAGCAAATAGAAATAGTACAATACTAGGAATTAAAGACAAATAACTAATATTATTAAGTCTAGGAAATCTTTTATTTATAGTATAAGACAGTATGCTAGTCATTATTATGTATAATAATCAATTTTATTAATACTAATAATTGTAATTTATAATCATTGTTATTTATACTAACGATTGCTATTATATAGAGAATTAATTAAAAATGAAGTAATTCGTACACGATCTCACCGAGGAGTATCACTATAAACATCCAACTCTCTATATGCAGTAGGCAAACGCGATCTATATCCAAGAATATGTTGTAGTAATCTCTCCCTAGCCATTCTATCTACGATTCCATCACCATTAAAAGTATTTGAAACAGTAAAATTATTATAACCTAATGATCTAACATTATGGTTGAATCTATATTGCATAAGAACACCTACTTCCCTATCATTCTGGGGAGGTATATTACCTGCAGGATCATAGGTTTGAAGAACGGTAGACGGTGGTATATTATTTGTTGGATATGATCTACCATCCTCTCTTATGTGCGAATGGTATTCATATGGCTGTCATTGAGGTCCTCCTCCACCAGGATTATCTCCGTTATTACCACCTCCAGGGAAATTACCATTCCCTGAACCATCCCCAGAGCTCATCATTAAATTATATGCATCTAATAATTCACCTAGATAATATAAGATACTATTCAACTCCAAATTTTGATAGATAAGAACACTAATATAAATAAAATTATAAAAACTAGAAATAACACAAGCAAAACTATAAATAAAATGTATATTACGTATACATAGACCTAAAAATATCCATAACTTTATTAAACAAGAAAATCATTTTACCCCTTTATTTTGGGATAAATATGGACTATATATTCACCCTCCTTTATAGGTAAGGGGCTTCGCGTGTAGTCTCTGAAGATCCTACTTGTAATTAAAATTACTTTGGTTTCTTGCATAATTCCCCCATGTATGCAAAAGTATTACGACCAATTTAGCTTAAAAAAACTTTATAAGTTATAACTCAAATTAATTGTCTATGCATCTGTTTACTGGAAAAATAAATTCAAAAATCGAGGGCTTACATGCATATAGCGAAGTAATAATTAAAAAATTTACACTTTCTAACGGCATTTCTTCTTTTGAAAAAAAACTAAAAGTGTATCTATAAACCAAAAGTGTATATATCTAAAAAACAAAGTGTATGTATTTAATAAAGATAAAAAGTGAAGCTAAGTTATTGCTGTAATGAGATATTACTTGAAATTATTATACAAGCTTTTAATTTTTTCTCAAGGAGACCCTTTTTGTTTGCCATGTCAGGACCTCCTAAACCTAATGGTAGTAAGAAATTCAATTTGTTATAACCGTTAAGTTATATTTGGACTATATCTTCATCCTTAAAGGAGCATAGCGTATAGTCTCTGAGGATCCTATTAAAACAACAAACAAAAATGATTTTTATTCGTTTCCTGCGGATTGTCCATTTTTTAATCATATTTTTTTTAATATAAAGATATTCTTTTTAATATTTAAGGTTGTGTACGCTTCAAAATAATTAGATTAATCTAAAAAGTTTTCACAACACTTATAAAAAGACTTTAGGAGTTTCCCGCATATAGTTATGTAATAAGAGTAATATTGCTACTACCCACGGCAATTTCTTTATATGAATACAAGAAAGGATGAGTAAAAAAATCCAAAAGAACCAAGGGTATTAAGCTAAATTATCTAAATGTGAAAAATCAAATGATTTACGTTTACTATTAAATTGTGCTTTAATTGTTTCAACTTCTGATACATCTTTTTTAGTTAAAACTTTACCAGCCCGTAATCTAGCTTGTTCAACCACATAGGATCAATCTTTATAAGCCAAATATTTAGAAGAATACAAAGGAAAACGATCAAAATAAGATATAACCTTAACATGGCTAGCTGCACTGTGAGATATAACCATAAAGGCATAAAACACTTTATCTTTTTGTTCTCTGGTTCTAGAATACAAGTTTACACCTAAATACATGGCTATTTTATTTAATATTACAAAATAACTAGCTCCGCCTTGTTCTACTGTTACATCACGATGATAAGTTTGTCTTAACTCAATACGGAAAAAAGTTTGTATTCTTTTACTAATAATGTTTCCTTTTTTCTTTCTATCAGTTAATGTAATAGAAAAATTACCATCGCCGTCGGTGAAACCGGCTAACCAAGCATTGCTGTCTATAGGTGATTGATCCAAACTTAAGCAATCTATATTATAATTATAAAATTCATTAAACCAATTTATAGCACGATGTAGTGCTTCTATTTTAGGCGTACGCATGTAACCATTTATAATATTAATAATTATTATCATATCTTCTATTTTTTGAATTTGTCAAATAACACAACCTGCATTTTTCTTAATATATACAGTCCCAGCTTTAGTAACACTAGCTAATTTATTAGCCAAAGGTTCATCTGCTAAACTAAATACAACAAGTATTTTAGGACGGTATATTTTAGATTTAGAATCCTTATTATGTATAGCAAAGGATCCATCAGCTTCTATTAGCCCTGCTAGGTAGGATCCTATTTTTGATCTTAATTCTGATTCTGTTTTAACATTTGCGTTTTCATAACCTTTACCTTGAACACTTTCACACATGGACACCTCCCGGTTACTCATAGATTTTAGGAAAGCTGGTTATATACAATTAAGGTAGATTTACTACGTCACCGATGTCTGGCATATCGGCTAACCCTGGTTCCTCACCTGGTTACTTTTTTTGGTTTTTTTTTAAGGGGCTTCGGACTTTCTTTCTACCACCTGTCTCCAGGCTGCTAGAGTACACCTTAACCACATTATGGCTAATAATGTGGATACTACCATCTACTCGTTGCTCTTTTCCCACTTTAATATGAAATATTATAGCACACTCTGACATTGTTGTATTATAGTATTAGATAATAAATTGAGGTTAGATCCGCGATAATCCTTTCCTTTCGTCACTGAAGCGTTGTTACTAACCTTTGAGCATTACCTCCAAGCCATTATGGTACTTTTCAACCACAACTTCGTATCTTCAGCATCGGACGTCCCCGGAATTTGGTAATATTACTGAGCCAGCGCCTAAGTTGCTTACACCCGGCATAACTCTTTAACATTTGACTCTTTAACATTTGACTCTGACTTTGTACTAAAATATCTTTTTGTATTCATATGAATTTTACCAAAACCTCCAATTAAAGCCGGCATGACCATAAAGAATAGTAGGGTCGGCCTGGATCGTTTGCATTTTCCACCGCCCTCCGAACCGTACGTGATTGTCTCCAATCATACGGCTCTCCGTTTCATATCTGATGACTCTGATCCCCTTTCGAAGTGTGCATGATTGTTATGTTCGTCTACTACTGAGCAGAGATGTCTTCTTACGATCTCTATTTAGTATGTTGTTATCTAGTCCGGAGCTTGGTCCCAATGTTAATAGCTCAGGTTACGGACCGCGATGTCTTATTAGGCGCCGTCTCGGTAGTTACTGATACTATAGGTTAGGTCGGCAATACCTCTAGATCGGAAGGTGGGACATTGGGGCGACATTCCCTTATCCTGGTTTGTTTGTCCTCTTCCTCTTAGTTTCGTAATTAAAGGCGGCTCTCTCCTCATTAGTTCACGTGTCGTTGTGTAGTCCATTGTGGTGGGATTTACACAGTGGGACTTGTTTTCTATTTATGGCGGCCATCTGTCTCGTATAGAAATCTAGTTTCTGGTTCGGGTTTTTCAGATCTCTGATTTGCCTTACATGATGCATTTCTATACTCTCTGGGCTACCACATATTATACAAGTGGCCCCTAGTTTGGATTTGGTGAATTTAGCGTTCCATACTTTCTCGATGTTTTTTAAAGGGTCCTGTGTCGTGTTTCCAGGTTTCGCTATGTTGGTAGCTTTGGTATACGCGATATCGGCAAAGGAAAGTCTAGTTTCTTTGTTTACATCGTAGCCCAGGTCTTTTCCAAATCTCCTAAATACTTTCGCTATTGTTTTCAACCTAAATTTTTTTGCTAGGGTCATAGCACAGGACTCTTTAATCAGTCAGCCTATTCTTGCCACAGAGACTCTATTTCTGGCGAAGCTGTAGTAGTTTTGTATCCCTCTCAGGACTGAGTTATAATACTTAAGTATGTCCGGGTGGTCTAAGTTTATAAGGTTACCCTTGGACGTACCCCTGTATACTAGCTCGTCGTGTTTGGAATGAGAGACTCTCTTTCGTATAAACCCGTTTTCGACCAGTTTCTTTAAGACTTTACTAGTATCCATTTCTATGGACACTCTAATTTTCTTTCTTCTAGTGATAGTTTTTTGTCCAAGTTTTATTTTCTCTATTGGTTTTTGTTTTCCTTTCGAGCTTGCGGCTTTATTACTATATCCTAGAAAGTCGAAATTGTTCTTGGAAAAATCTACAATTCCTGTTTTGTCGGCATTAAACGTTAGATTCAGGCGCTCTTTAACGAATTTTTCAACTCTTTCCAGTATCATTCTCGCTAATGAGTGGCTACCTATGATTCCCATTACAAAATCATCTGCATACCGAACATAGTGTACTCTGATGTACGAGTCGTCCCTTTTTATACTATCTGACTTTAGTAGTTGTTTGATTATAGCCTTGTATAGAGTGGGCCTAGTTTTATCATAACCTTTCATCCTTCAGTACTTAGCTTGGTTCTGAAGCTTGGTGTTTTCTGCACTCCTCTGTCTTTTGGTTCCCTTTTGGTATTCTACTTTCAGTCCTTCTATAAACTCGTCTAATTGATGTAGGAAGATGTTACATAGTAAAGGGCTTAAGATAGATCCTTGAGGCGTTCCAGCGGTTAGGTTATTGTGTAGTTCACCAAATTCAATGAACCCGGCTTTCAGACTGCTTTTGATAAGTTTGAGCGTCTTTTCGCATTTGACCCGCTCTTTTATTATGTTCATAAGAGTGTCGTGATGGATTGAATCAAATGCCTTAGAGAAATCAGCTTCTATCACATATCTTACGCTTTGGAATTGGGACTCCAACTGCTTCATAGCAGTATGTCTTCCTCTCCCTGGTCTGAATCCGTGCGAAGATGAAAGGAATATGGGCTCGTACAACCTCTCCATTACTAACTGTATCGCTTTTTGAACTATCTTCTCTCTAGGGGAGGCTATAGTTAAGGGTCTGGTTTCATTTTCTCCTGGCTTAGGGATTTGTATTCTTCGGGCCGGGTTGAATTGGTATGTTCCAGCCCTTAGCTTTCGTTGTACATTTTCGAGGTATCCTCGGTTCATACCATCAAGAGTTTCATTTTTCACTCCTTTGGTCATGTTACCTGGATTACTTTTGATTAATTCGTAGGCTGACACTAAGTTCTTGTAGTTACTTATAACTTTAATATTTACTTCGATAGAGTTATGTGTTTTCTCGACTTCGCTGCCCCGTGTCGCATTGCTGCCGGCTTTTGAAGTCAATGTTCTCACATGCAGATTTGAAACTGTCGCCCTTCGGCCGCTTATTCCTACTACGACGACTCCGTCACCACCCATGATGGGTCCCGAATTTTTCGTTCGGTTCTTAGGTACCCCCAAGCGAGGGTTCCCGTAGGTGATCCCGCAGTTCCCTGGGATGGCACATCATGATAGGTCTCTTGCGCAATGTTTGTCCTCTTTGCGAGGTAACCCGTTATTTATTGAAAGTAGCTTTAAAACTAATGATAAAATTAAAGTAAATAACGCATCTACCCTATCTATCCATTTAGTAGAGTTCCAATTGTGAAGGTTAATGCGTTTGATCAAGTTCGTTAGCCTAGACGTTTCATGATTTAGATCAGGAGTATTACCTAGGATTCGGATATTAATCCCGTCTACTCCCTTTACTATCAGCTTAGGTGTTCGGGTTTCCCCATGGAGTTTGGCTCCACCACCCTGATAGTTCTTTACACAACTACTTTCGTTTGTGAGTTCTATTAGAACCAACCATTCACCACAGCTCAGCGGCGCACTCATAATTATTGCATGAGCAGTTATAATACTGTTATATAATTGATTATCTGCTATAAACTGTACACCGGGACCAGACAACTCTAATCTAATTAACACAGAAAAAGCTGTACCCACCAAACCTGAAAATAAAGCGTATATTAGATATAAAACACCTATATCTTTAGCATTTGAAGATAAAAATCATCTTTCAAATCACATACTTATAGATGATATCATTATATTTAGGTTGTATTTATTGTTTTTATTGTTGTTAGATAAAATAATCGTACTTTTAAGTAAATTAGCAACGGGCATCGAATCAGAACAATGGATCATAAAAAAATTTAGAATGCCATGTATAATATTAAAAAAAAAGTTTTAATTACACTGTATAACTTCATTAAAAATTATAGCTACCTTGTCACTTTAGTTAGAATACCCGCAAAAGTTTAATTTTTTTTGGGTTTTATATAATAATATTTTTAAGTTATTAAGATTATGAAATAATACATTACATATAAAAATATTATTACATTACAATATATTTCTATATACAATAATTAAATCATAAATATAGAAATATCATTCGAACCTATAGAAACCACATTCTAAATTATTAAAGACTTTTAATAAAGAAGAGTGAAAATCTTTAAATTTTCATATATGCTTTTCAAAATCAGGTTGAGTAATTTTACCATCTTTTGTACTATTTTCTATTAATCATAAAAAAGGTTTCAAAGTTGGTAACATTAATACAGCTTTACCATTTTCAAAAACAACCTGTTCAGGTTTCGAATTAATAACCAATTTATTAGTTGAATTATTTCCCTCGTTAGTGGAAAAATATTTTACTTTAAGCAGAGAAAGAGAGTGAGGACTAGAATACTTTCTTACCTTAACATAATTATACTTATGGTTAAAACTATTATTAAATTCCGAAAATTTATTTTTATGATAAGAAAATTTTAAAGAACTGTGGAAATCTCAAATCTCTTTTTTGAATCTGGTTAGTGTTACATTGCTATTATTATGTTTTTTAGGGGGTATTATTCTTTAAATAATCATTTACTTCATCAACTAAATCAGAATTACTATATTTTATTCTAATATCCTTATCATACTGCAAAAAATAATTTTGTAGCTGCCTATCTGCTTTGCTTAGTTTTAAATAAGCCTCCTTTTTAGCTTTTATTACTTTTAATATCTGTCTATCTCTTTCAGAAGTAAAATCATAAAGAACTCTGCTAAAAGATTTTATGTGACCTATTTCTAAAAAGGACTTATGAACTAATTTGTTAGCACTCTCATAAAAAGTACTAATAATCTTAGTTAACAAATATTGCTGAGGTGAAAGAATATGTTTTAATGTGTTATTACCTCCGCTAATTGTTATGTTATTTTCCATAAAAACTACTTTAAGTGCATTAGCTGTCATACCTTCACATATTATAAAAAACATAACCCCGGGTTTTTTTTCGTATATTCTAATAACGACATAAGAAATGGTAGACTAAAGAAAGTAGTTATTCGCACTCTATACAGTAAAAAGGATAATTCTTCTTTTTCATCCTGAATATCTTCAATTAATTGAGAATCCATTTCCATGTCATCATCTCCAATTATGTAAAATCCAATGAATTCCTTTCCAATATCTTCCCATAATTTGAGTTTTATTCTATCCCTATCAAACCTAGGTTTCTCTTTAATATAAAAAATAGAATAGTGTAAAATATGTCTTCTATCCTTTGTGCTTGAAAGGTGGGAAAATGTAACAAAAGTATATATTCTAGCCATAATAAAAAAAAATATAAATAATCAAAGAGGCAATTATAATTAGAATTAGGGTGACCTCTAAATTCCAAAACTACTATAATTAAATAACTATGTACTACTATAGTTTTCTAGTAAACTATAAAATTAATTCCAAAACTACAATAGTAAAAACACTAAACAGGATATACCATCATCACCTATCTTGACATATCAAGAAACACCACCTCACTTTATACAACGACTTTCCACCATGGTTAGACACTTAGATATAAAGCTACCTAACTAATAATGTATATAAAACACAGTAATATTTATGCTTATACTAGCTTCATATAGTTTAAATCCTTACAATAATAAATTGTATTTTAACCATTGCTAACCATTTCTTACAAACTTAAAAAGGTTAATTTTCCCCCTTACCACACCCTCACTAACTTAAAACATAATAGACCATAAATCTCGTAATGAACCCTATAAAGAAAATAATAGTTATTTTAAGTAAGTTACTATTAAATGAGAAAAAATTTTTTTTTTATTATTAAAATAGCACTGATTATAGAAACTACAAATAAGGATTTAAACATCATTAGAAAAAAAAAATAAAAGCAAATACCTCTGTAACGCATAAATGATAATTTATCATCCACTCTTTTTATATTAACACCGTAATTATCTTAAGGTTAGTAGACTGTATAAAAATGATTTAAATGTTTAAAATAATTAAATTTACAATTATTTATAACTTTTTTTTTTAATTATAATAAAATGTTTAACTAAAAATTTTAGTTTGTATCAGTTTACTTTAAACTCTACCTTGTTAAATTCACGATTTACAGAACATAAGACTATATTTTTAATCGTAGGAACTAACCAGTAAAGTTAAAATCAAAAGTGTAAATTAATGTTGAAACTGAATAGTGAATAGCATCTAAAATTAGCCCAGGGTAGATACCTAACATTACCGTAGGTACTACTAAAGTTAATAACACAATGAACTCTCTTTTATTAACATCAGGAATATTAACTGTAAATTTGCTTGAATAGGATCCTCCAAAAGATATCTTTTGAAACATATAAATAGTATAACCGGCAGAGAATATTATAGATAAGCTAGCAAATACCCCAAAAAATGAAGAACTTTCAAAAATTCCGTAAAGTGACATAAATTCACCTATAAAATTTAATGTTAGAGGTGCTCCACAGTTTCCTAAACACAATATAAAAAATAATATTGCGAAAAGTGGCATAATTTGAGCCATTCCTCTATAGAAAGCTATTAATCTAGTATGAGATCTATCATATAATATACCACCTGCACAAATAAATAGTCCAGGTGAAACTAGTCCATGAGCTATACCTAAATTTATACCCCCTTCAATTCCTTGTATACTATTACTAAATACACCTAAAAGATACACTGCTGCATGAGAAACAGAGCTATATGCTATAAGTTCTTTAACATCTATTGTTCTTAAAGTACTAACACTAGCATATATTATAGTTATAACCCCTATTAAATAAATAATATAAGTATATTCCATATATGCCTTAGGTAATATAGGTAAAATTAATCTTAAAATACCATATAAACTTAATTTAAGCACAATAGCTGCTAATATAATACTTCCTCCTAAAGGAGATTCCACATGTGCCTTTAAAAGTCAGGTATTTAAAAAGATTGTAGGTGTTTTAACCGCAAAAGCTATAAAAATACCATAAAATAAAAAAATTTGTGTAAAATAAATAAAATTTCTTTTAAATAAGGTATCAAAATCAGTAGTACTCATAATAGATGACATTGCTAAAATAGATAGTAATAAAAACAATGAACCTAACACATTAGGGTTTTCTTTAATTTTGAGTTACTTAAATTCATATCGGCTAACCGACAATTCACATAATAACTTTAAACTTTACGATTTAAATTCATATTGGACTTAATAGATTTTATGTTAGACAAACCTGCTTCTGATAAATGTTGTTTATCTTGTATAATCATAGCTACTTTTTTAAAGTCTTTATAGTCTGATTCTTTAACACCTTTAATATAAGATTTATCAAATAAAGGTATTATCTTTTCAAATATGTCTTTAAATTTTGTAACAACAAAATATACAGCAGACTGTTTTAAAACTAATTCAATTCTACCACATTTAAGGGTAGAAATTAATGATTTCATAAGTTCTATATCTCTACTGTGTTGAACAATATGAAATTTTAACACTACAGCTTTACCTGTTTTAGTTGTTAAAGAATTACGTAAAGATACATGAAAACACCCATCTCCACTAGCTAATCCTGCTATTCAATTAGGATCCATAACCCCCGTATTTGGAACTAAAGGTCTATTTACAGCTTTAATATCAGGAAAAAATAGATTTAGTTCATCACTAAGACCTAAATTTAAAGCAGCTCTTATAGAAAGAATTTTATGAAAACCTTCCTTATTAAGATGGGCTTTAGTCTTAAGTAATTCTATACCATCTTTAAATAATTTATAATCCCCTCATTTTTCACTCAATAAGGGATATTTATCAAAATGTGATATTATTACTTGTAAATCAGCTAAAGATCTAACTAAATACTGTAAAGTAGTATCTCCATGTTTAGTAATTTTACCTACGCCAAAGAAATCACGTATAGTACATAATAAGTGGTAATCTTTTTTATGCATAGCAATTTTATATATAGCTGTGATTTGATATCCCATTCTATATTCATTACTTTTGTGGAATCCTAATGCAAAAGTACCTTCTGCATCCGTTAAACCTGTAACAAATCAAGGGTGTGGTAAATTATTATAGTCTTTATTTTGTTTATTTGACATTGTGTGCATAAACATTTTATTATGTGAATAGGAATGAATCGTTTTCCCAAAAACTGATTTCTCAGCGATTAGAGTACACCTTACAAGATTCAAATTTCTGAACCTTGAAGAACCATCTACTCGTTGCTCTTTTACACCCTTATAATTAATAAAAGGATGACTTAGAACCACGGTTACCCATTTCGAAGAAAGTATTCTTCTCATCTTTAGTGATCTTACCATACCTTTAGTCATTAATAAAGCCGGTAAAAAAATTTCTCTTACTACTTTGGTTACTAGAGCTTTAGGGTTTTCCCGGTGTTTGGTTTTTTTACACTGTTGAGTCAATGTATATAAAAATAAGTAAAAACTAGCTTTTACTCTATTGTCAGATCCAAATACACCTATTAGAATAAATAAAGGTGGTAGTATACTTTCAAAAAAAATGTAAAAAAGTAAAATATCTAACACTAAGAAAACTGCCAATAGTAAAGTCTCTAACAATAGTATGATTATAAGATAAGTTTCTACATGTTTTGAAATAGATGTTCAATTAGATAAAATTGAAATAGGGATAATAATTGTTGTTAATAAGTTGGGTCGCAAGCATAGTCCCTTTAAAGTATTACTTTATTAAGGGTATTAAACTCGCTCCCACCGAACCGTACGTGCGACTTTCATCGCATACGGCTCTCCAGAAACAGTAAACAAAGCGATTTTAGAATCGAAACAATACACTTAAGGAATTTATCCTAAGGTTCCCACCTCCAACCCTCTATGTAAACCTTATAACATAGATATTTTTATTAAACATAGGATCATTTGTCCTATCACCATTATAATTATACACTAAACTTTTTATACTTATTATTAAGATATGCTGCCTTTAAACTATCAGGTCTAGAAAATTTTATTTTCCCTAAACCCCTTACATTTACAACAATAGGTTTACCATATTTTTTAAATATTTTTGATAAGGTTGACCTGTGTTTTGCGGCAAGTGTATGAGCTAAAGAGTACTCTAATATATATAACAATTCTCTTAAATCGGAACGATTAGCAGCCATATTATAAAAAACAAAAATTTTTGTTAGAAGGCTATTATAATTTTTAACTATATCATAATCAGATAAATGTAATAATTTTCCCACATATTTAGGATAACCTGTATCATCTGCGAATCCTTTTTCAATAAGCTTAGATTTTAGATCCTTTAATGGAATTAATATTGTAGGAGTAATTATAACTTTGGGTGATGATAATAAAACATTATTAACACCCCTAGAAGGTGAAGGCGATTTTAGAGAACTAGGTATTGACCATCTTAAATAATGGGTTAAAAATTTAGCATAACCTCTTCCTAGATGAATTAACTTATTTTTATCTAACTCTAATTTTAATTCATCCTGAAGGAAAGTTCTAATTTGATCCTGGATCTTTTTGGCTAATTCTTCATGATTCTGTACATCTCCTTCCACACCTATCACCCATTCATTGGCAAACCTTACATAATATATCTTTAAAGGACTTAAAGCATAATTTTCTTTTAACTTATCAATAAACTCATCTAAAGGAGTTAAATAAAGATTTAATAAAATAGGAGAAATTATTCCACCTAAAAAGACCTTGTCCACATTCCTTCATACATAATCACGATAAATATCATAACAAGCATTTACCAAATAACCTGCGTTTAAAAGTTTATAAAAGATCCCTATAAGGGTTCGATCAGGATTTAATTTTTTCTTAATTATATTAACTAATATATTATAATGAATATTCTCAAAAACCTTATTAACCCTACCTTCTATAATTCAGGTTACTCCTTTCATCTTTTTAACTGAGTTTAATGCATGGTGAACAGATCTATTAGGTCTAAATCCAAAGTTTTGCTTATTAAAAATTTTTTTCTCACATTCAGATTCTATTAGTATTTTTATCGCGATTTGCAATATAATATCATTAAGAGATGGTAAAGATATTAATTTAGTAGTATGTGAAAACAACAAGTTACCTTCATTAGATTTTTTTATATAAATAGGTTCGCACCTATACGTCCAATTTTTTATACTTTCTATGATCACCTTCAACTTTTTTCCTGACTTATTATATAACGCCTCTTTATCTTCAACAGACATATACTTAATTAAATGTAAATTTGAGTCCATAAATTTAGAAACTTCATTATAAATAGAGCGCATACTTAATATAGTAATTAAATTTTTTGTACAAATATTATTAGCCCCGGCAGTCGCCTCCAAGCGGCGACTGGGGCCACGGGGATACCCGCCCCTAGGTGAATGATTATCTCCAGGTAAAAGACTAAGCTCTTTACAAGAGGAATTAATATAATTTTTACTGTTTCCTCGTTTTAGGAGTATTATTTTTACTGGCTTTTATTTTTAAAATCTTTTCTAACCCTTCTAAAGTCAAATGTTCCTTTTTAAACATTAATTCTGAGGCTTCATATCAAGATTGAAAATCTTTAGCTTTTATACCCATAATTGGATAATTTAGATAAAAAGGAATAATTTTATTTAAAATATCACTCAATCTAGTTACTACAAAATCCCCCCTACTTTGAACACCCTCTACAGTATAATACTTACCACAACCGAAATAATCTATAAAACTTTTTAACAAATTTTCATTTCGTAGATGCTGACTTAACTGAAATCTTAAATTTACCAAGTATCCTGTTTTAGTTGAAGAGTTCTTAACTATATTTATATTAAAACAACCTTCACCAGCAGTAAAACCTGATAATCAATGTGGGTCAGGTACTTGAGGGTTAACTATTTTATGAAATCTTGGTATTAAAATAAAATTAGGGAAAGCTTCTTTCAATATTGGAGTTAACCCATTGTTAAGAGAAGCTCTATAATTTATAATCTCTTGTAAACCTTCAGTATTTAAATGTTTACCACATTTTACCATCATTACAACTGACTTAAACAATTCAAAATCTCCACGTTTTTGAGTTTGTAATGGATATTTTTCAAAGTGCTCAATAATTTTATCTAATGTCTCAAGAGAAAATACTCTATAAGTCAAACAATTATCCTTAAGTCTAGTTAAAATTCCTTGTCCATCAAAATACGTTTGAATAATATTTAGTAGTTCTTTATCTTTAGGGTGAAGTCCAATTTGAAATACTGGTTGTACTCGCCAACCTACTCTTGACTTCGGTGATTTATATATACTAACCATAAAACATCCTTCCGCATCAGAAAAACCAGTTAAAAACCAAGGATTTATATTACATTTTTTTGATACCTCTGTACTCATATGTCTGATAACTAGAGTACTAAAATTTAAGTGTATTGAATTATTTGAATTATAATCAAATGTCTTTGCTCTCAATAAAGAAATAGAGTGTAAAGTCTTACCTCTACTTGCTCTATTCTTATTTGCATTGCTTCAGTTTTTCCAATAAATATCAATTTTTTTTTTATAAAAAAAAATGGGTGTCTGTCTTTTACGAAGAAAATACACACTAATACTTGATGATGGACACTTAAGAGCTTTTGCTGCTTCACTAATTGAACAATAAATAGTGCTAATACCTGTGAGGATGTCTAATACTTTTACTTTAATACTTGGACTACCCGAACCCTCAGGTTTTTTTTTACCATACCTCGGATTTTTTTCACCTGTTAAAGATTTAGAGAGCTTGGCCAGAGTTTGTTCACTAATTTCTCTCCCAAACATATGATTCATTTCTCCTATTTTTCCATACATCGGGTTTTTTTCACCTGTTAAAGATTTAGAGATATTGGCCCGAGATTGATCAGAGTGTTTTAATCCTAGCAAGGAACCAGCAGTATTGAGTATATTGTAATGGGGATGAAAAAGATCCATAAAATATTGTTCCCTTTCGATACATTGAGTTGGTTCACAATATTCGAGAATCTCTAAATCAAATTTTGAATGACCATATTTTAAAAGTGCCTTATATATTCGCATATTATGTAACAATAAATAATTAATATTAAAATAATTTCTTAATCTTATTGATAAATTTACAGCACTTCCTATATAAGATTTTCCATTGACTTTATTTACTCAACGGTACACTCCAGATTTCCCTGCATTTTCTTTTAAAATTATTAATTTTTTAGAATCAGCGTTAGCATAAAATTTTATAGGTACAGCAGCTGAAAATAAAACAAATTCACCTGTAATGTCACCCATTATATAACTACTAGCATGAGTGGTTAAAACCAAAAATAAAATAAAAAGAAATAGAGTAAAAATTTTTTGTACTAATGTTCTTCTTGAGTTTAAGTGTATTGTATCATATGGATTATAACCGTATGTCTTTGGTCTTTTACGAATAAAGTGTAAAGTATTACCTGCTTTATTTTTTAAGACTACTGTCTCCTGTGACCCTTCCAATAACATATGTGATTGTACTACGATCACTCCGTCCCCCTTTGAATTGGTATTAAATAAAGCACTTATTTTAGTAAAATTTTCAAATTTTAATGCTCACAACTTCAAAGTCAAATTTTTGATACCTATTACTAGGCTTAGGGGATCCCCAGTTCCTAAGAAAAAGTCTGATATTATATTTTTAGCTCACTGCTTTAAGGGTAAAAGCCCTTTTAGTAATCATGAACTTAAATATGCATTTTGCTTTTCTACACATTTATGATTACACTTCGTATGTTTCATTATTGCTAGACTCTGACTTAAACTACTGTAGCGTCGACAAAAAACATATTGACTATTGTAAGGTTTTTTTTGACCATTACTAAAATATTTAGATATAGTTGCTGACTTTATGCCTAAAGCTAATGCAGCAGCAGATATAGAATCATATCTAGTTTTTATATTATTTTTAATATCTATTACTTCGACTGGTTGTGAAGATTTTCCAGCCCCTTGAGGTCTTGGTTTGCCAGCTTTAAAAATAGATATCTTTTCACGAGTTTCTGAAGAATGACGTTTTCCAAACCTTGGGCTTTGGCTTTCTGTTTTTCCAAACATTGGGTTTCTTTCCCCTGATAGAGAATTAGAGATTTTGGCTCTAATTTCATCACTATGTTTAAGCCCAAACATTGGGTGTCTTTCTCCTGATAGAGAATTAGAGATTTTGGCTCTAGTTTCATCACTATGTTTAAACCCTAAAGATGAACCAGCTGTTTTTAATATATTATATTCAGGATTTAATTTATCTATATAATATTGTTCACGTTTTAATAAATCCGCCGAATCACAATACTCAAGGATTTCAAGAGTAAAGTTTGAATACCCCTTTTTTAATAATGAATTATAAATCATACTTTTACCCTTTTCAATTTTTTTGACTAAGAAATAAACATTAAAATAATCTCTAAGTCTTTTCCCTAAATTTTTACTACTTCCTATATAAGTTTTACCGTTTATTTTATTAACTCATTGATAAATACCACTTTTATTTTGATTATCTTTTAGTATTTCTAACTTTTGAGTATCGGCATTTTCATAAAATTTAGGTGAAATATTAGAAAGGTCTTTAGAGGCTCCGCTAGTGGTTGAATATTTTACGCTTTGCAAAAAACCACTTTTTGTAAAATTTGGATATAGTCTCATTTTTTGTTGTAGAGTAAATAAAGCAGGTCTAGCAAATGAATGAATTTTCGTATCAAGTATTTTCGAAGTCAGCCTATAGTTCTGTAACAGCATTATAATAAAAGCTTGAATATAAATTACCTTGCCCACCAAATAAAATTTATACTTAATCTTATTGAGGACTTTACTAACATGCTTCTTTCCTCTAATCATTTCGATATCAAGTAAGTTAGTCGGTTTACATAACATTAGTTCAGTTACGATTCTTAGTGGAACGGGCTTTTTCTTAGTTAAAGGGCGCACAACAAAATATATAGATAAACCATCTATACCTAAAAAAAAGTTAAAATAACTAATTTCATGATATTCTTGTACAAATTGAAATTGATTTAGACTAAAATCAAATAAAATAAAAATAATTAATGATAAAAATAAATTAAGTATAGACGCAGTTAAACCTATAAATTTAATATTCGTTAACGAAACCCCTAAATCTTTATTAACCAATATCACAAAAACACCTATTATAGGAATTAAAAGCAAAGATAATAATAACACCCCTGAAAAAGAAAGCAAATACCTCTGTAACGCATAAAGGATAAATTATCGCTCACGCTTTTTTTTATGAACACCGTGATTATCTCAAGGTTAATAGACTATAAAAAAAAAAGTAAATGAATATAGACTATAAAAAAAAAAGTAAATGAATATAGTATATAAATCGATAACACGGTTGAAATTACACTAAAATAGTAAATAGTAAAGGTAATAGTTTAAATAGTGTTGGCAGACCGAATCAAGTATGCATAGCTATATTACTATACACTAATACTTATTTATACTTAGATGTTTTCATGGAACAGGAGACTTTTTGGAGGGAATGAAAACATCAAGAAACAGGCAGACGGAAGGAACTCGAACGGAAGAAGAAAACATAATGGAAGGCTCTGAAGAAAGAGAAAAAAACAAAGGATGAGGAAAGATTTAAAAAACAGACACATACGAGGGAAAATTTCAAACGCAATGAGGGAAACTTTCTTCCAACAAGGAGTTCTGAAGAGCCGCTTCAGAAAACCTTTTCACTAGACCACAAAAAAAAGATATAAGATACTCATTCAATATGAGGAAGGCGCACGGCGCACGGCGCACGGCGCACGGCGCACGGCGCACCTCCTTCAATTATCATCATTTTAAGTCTGTGAATCAGGAAACTTTTTACCATAAAAAAACTAGAGTCCGAATCTTTCTAACATATAAGATTCGGACGATGTAACACGAGAGTTTATTCACCTAACATTAGATTTTCTCTTTTTGGGACTAAAAAAATTGCTTAATGTTCGTATTGCTTTAGAACTATAATTTCTTATGGTTAGTTCTGTTCCTCGCAAATTCTCGCGATATAGCCAGGAATTCTCCCTTCCTATCAATCTAAAATCTTGAACAATGAAGTCATCACTTCATGTACCAATATATAAACGAGAGATTGTTAAGCCCGCATACTTACTATTAAAGAGCTTTATTCAGGGTTTCGAATATCTTCATCTCTTTAGATAACCTCCTTTTATTAACTCTATTCTCTTACTATCTGTTAGAAGCTCTATATGAATCATATTTAATAACTCATCTCTTAAACTAGAAGAAATGACTAGATTAGCCCCTTTCCTTGTTTCAGAATAAATCTTATCCTCAAACGGGTCATAAACTATACCCAGTCACTTTAATTTTGAGATTCACTTAGAGTCCCTTTTTATTCATAAGGTTTTGGTTTCAGATAACTCCATACGCTTTTCTTTATCACCTCTTATTTCAAAGGGGACATCACTATAAAATATAGGATCATCGGCATAGGATATACTAGATTGTTGAGTTAAAAAATCCTTAAGATTTAGTATAGACTGTACTGGGGACATTGGGAAACCTTGGGGTAACCCTTCATCGTATCCCCAATTTAAAGGGGTCTCTTCTGGAGATATATTCTTTGAAGAACGGGGAGGGTTGAGATAAATCTCCTCAATCATGAGGGCACTGGAGTCACATTATCCTGAACAGGGTTATACTGCAGACCTAAAAAACGCAGTTTGGATATAACCTTCGGATCCTTCCTTCCTTCAGGAAGCACCAAACTTTTTATATTACCACCTTCTACCGGGAGGGAAAAGAAATAGAAAAGGTCCAGATATTCTAAACGTTTTAATATAAGTTCAGTATCGGAAACTAATTTAACCTCTCGGGGAATTATAAAATTACTACGATTGATCTTTCCTATTCAAGATAACATATATTCACTTACTCCCATGGAAGATAGCACACCTGCCACTTCCGCCGGTCTAACCGAAGGGAAAAATTGTTTTAGATCTGTTTCTAATATTCAAGGTTTATCAAAAACTTTAGTAATTAGCTCTTGTCATGCAGTTAAACATCCGCGGCCTGGTATAAAACCATGTTGACTTGGTAAAAAATTCTCTCAGCTAAATTGGACTAGGAAATTATTTATCATATGCCCCATCATACGTCAGGGTACAGAAGGTACACCTAACGGACGCCATTTGTTTCTATCTCAGAAATATACCCGCTTAAAGTCTATACAGTGAACTATCCTATTTAATTCACTATCTGTATCGAATGATTTAAGCAATTTTTTAAAAGATTTCACTAGAGACTTAACCTGTCCTAGTGTGAGGTCTCTAGATCAGTTAGGGTGCATTTTAATGAAAGCGCTTAATCTAAAGACTAAGGATTTTTGAAGTAAAGATCTTACTACATTTCAGTACTTCACAGGGTCTGATCTCAAACGATCCAGACGTTTCAATTGATATTTCATATATTTATTCATTTTAGTATTTTCACCCCGCGTGATCCTTTTTCAAGAGACCCTCACTTTTAGTCCATAAAGATCCTTCCACAGCTTGTCATAAGGATTTGTAAACAACTCCATTTGATCGCAATTAGGTATTCCAGTCCAACCATATAGGTTGGGTTTTATCCTCTCCTGCGGAGCTCCGCAGGAGCTCTAAGGAGCTCCCTAATTTTTTTTCTAGCCCCTTTCCTATTGGCAGGGCGTCGAAAAAAAATAAGGGAGAGAATTATTATTCTCACTATCCGGGTTCATCCCTCTAGGAAGGGTAAACAGTTTTGAATCTTTCTTTTTCATGGTTTTTTATTAATACTTTTTTTTTTAGACTCTTTTGTTTAGTGAGAGCTTCAATACTGATAAGTTCCACAACTAAGATACCACAGCAGAATATTTAAACAACTCATCCAAGAAATGATCCTGCTAAGATGTACACCCTGATTACCCAATTTGTACTAACATCCTTAGTACAAAACTCAGCGTCATAAACTCCGCCCAGTATATTCAGGATTTCCCTACATAAATTCTTTAAGTAAGATTGGTAATATTACCAGTTAGAAAGGTCCACCATTGAATTTCCTAATAGGCTGCCCGTTAGTAGATTACCGAAAACTACTAACTATTTTCAAGTTAACTTATCTAACTATGCCAAATTAAACGTAATACATAAGTTGCATTACATTTTTCAAGCTCCACTTTTTATTAAAACCATCCGTGAGGTCATCACGAAAGCATATTATGCTAAAAAATTATAGAAAGTGATTGTAAACATTAAGAAGATTTAATGATTTATCTCCATCATCACTTTAGAGGTCTAATTGCATGATTTAGCTGCACCTCTGAGCCTGAATGAAAGTACTGAAAAGGAAAAGAGCAACCGTGGAGGGCCAAGATTAATTAATCTTCTACAACTCGGTTTATTTAGGATAAAGTATAATAAACCAAATTTTAAATGATTAGATTTAAGAATACTGTAGTCTATAAGATTCTTTCACTTATTATATAAGTGAAGCTAAAAAAATATATTTTTAGTTAAATAACTTATAGCTATCTCCTTTTTCCCAATTAATAATTTCAATTATGAAAGCTGTGGGTCCTTTCCCTCAATTAGTTTCCATAGAAACTAACTACTTAAAATATATTTTTTTTATTGTATAATTATAATAATTCTTATTAGTTTAATGGTAAAACAAGATATTCCTAATATCCTAATCTAAGTTCGAGTCTTAGATAAGAAGCATAGATTTTATTAGAATAATTCTTATTAGTTTAATGGTAGAACAAGATACTTCTAATATCTGAGTCTAAGTTCGAATCTTAGATAAGAATCGGTATTTTTTTTAATAAATAGCTTTTAACTTAATAATACAACTATTAAGTATTTATATATTTTTATACTTAAATTTCTAGATATATTTCTATAATAATACTCTATAATAAATATTACAGTTAGAAAGACT